TCCCAAGTTCGAGCCGATTATCGGATATGTCGAACCTGTATTGATGCCTGTAGCCGCCCGACATGTTTCTGTCCTTGAATCCCAACTGATATGCGCCCGCCGGATTATACGCAGGAAGTTTCGTGATGTCGGGAACGCCGAGTCGTTTTTCCCAGTAGCCCCGCATGGCCTGTATTCTCTCCGCTTTGGTCGCGTTCCGCTTGTCGAGCTTGAGCATCATATCCTGGTAATCGACTCTGCTGTCGATCTTGCCGATGTATGCCGCTTTCTGGAGGTAAAGGAGTTCAGTGTCTTCAGCAGTAGCTATGTTGGCCTTCAGACCCAGCCTTTCGATATGTTCGAGTGCCGCGTCAATGCTTTTGGCATGTGGGCTGTCGGGGATGATCATCTCAAACTCGCCAGACTGAGCGTACAACGGACCGTTCTTCGTGCTCCACGGCCTGTATGTGGCGCGTATGCCATTGCCAAAGTCTATCTCATACTGCTCACCGTCCTGCATAGGGCGCTTGCCGAACGCTGTGGTGTAGCTGATGGCATTATCGGATGTCTCTATCTGGCCTTTCAACAACTTGCGCTGGATCACCTTACCATTGGTCTTTCTGACCGAGAAGTCGGTGAGTTTGTCCTTCTTCGGCGAAGACGCATGCTTTTTCAGGTATGTCTCGAACATTTCGGGGATGGACTGCTTGTCGCGCGCGGCGTGCTGGACCTTATGAATCCACCTTATGTAGTCGTAAGCCATCTCTTTCACGTCCGGGTCTTCGGACTTCGTGAGCCTCTTGAGCGCAAGCAGATGTCTGGTCAGCTTCTTGATCTTCTCCTGGTTGTAGTTACCATCCTGTAAATGGTAGTTTACGGTCTTCACGGCCGCAAGGATATCATCGGCGAAATCGTCTTCCGGCAGACGCTCGCCTATCTTCACAGGCTTCTTTTCCGCGCCGCCAAGCCTTTCCATCATGCGCGGCTCCGCCTCGGGCCGCACCTTGAGTTTGATCACCGTTCGCTCTTTGCCGCCCACGGTTTCGGTAAAGATGAGCGCGTTTTGGTCCTCGATATCAGCCTCGTCAATGGGTAGAGTCTTTCCTTGCCAGCCGAGGACACGCGCGTCCTCTATGATCTGCTCTTCAGTCTTGCCGATGCGTCCCGACATTGGGATCTCCACAGCTTCATCGAAACGAAAGCCCTTTTTGCCGAGTACATCCTCATAGAACCCCTCGAAATCGCTACGCATGTTATGCTTACGGGCGAGCGCCAGGTCATAGAACGCCCTTTTCTTCAGCTCGTCGCCGGCGAACCTGCCCTCGACGTATGGACGAATCAGGGCGAGATAATCATCGTCAGATATCTTCTCCACCTCGCGGATGTAGCGCAGTGCGACCGACGGATCGACCGTCACTTTGCCCTGCTTCGCCGCCCGAAAGAGAGTGTTGTAGAACGGCTCGCTTTCTCCGCAGACTCCATTAGGGTGATAATCAATGGCGAGTTTGTCGGAGCCGAGAAACTTGAAAAGCTGAGCCTTATCGATACCATAGACCTTACCGTCCTTCGCCCGCAGAAACTGCTTGGAGTGGCCATCATGATTTGATATCAACCAGTCGATCACGTGCTCACGCTGGACCTGCGCGATCTCACCGGCGGTAAGGCTGGTGACATCGATGGTTGAGAAATCGTGTTCTTTAGCAAGACTTGTCTTCCACCTCTGGATCGAACCCGTGCGGCCGTTAAGCGTAATCGTTCTGACTTCGACTGCATCCGAATCTATGAGCCTGCCGATCTTGTAGGCCGCTTCTTCGCCGTGCGCGATGAAATCATCCACTGATTTGCCGACCGGTTTGAAAAGCCACTTCTCACCGTTCTCATCGAGCCAGAACTCCTTCTCATGCGCCCCGCCGACTTTGGCTTTGCCGACATATTTGAACTTCTCAGGCTTCCCCTTCTCAGCCCAGGCCGTATCAGCCGTATCGAACTCGGATGTCTTCTTCGTAAATGTGTTCGGATTCGCGGCTGTGACAGGCTGTGGGGCGGCCTGTGGCTCTGGTGTGGAGACCACCTTTGGCTGCGCCGGCGTGCCAGACTTTGCCAGATGCTTTTCAGCCCACTTTGCATGCTTCGCTTCGATACCGTCCTGTGCAGCGGACACCTTCGCCGGATCGGTCTCCGTGAACAGAGTGACCAACTCGTCTTTCGACGCCCACTGCCAATGCTTGACCTTTGTCTGTTTCGCAAGATCCTTCAATTCCCCGGACTTCATCACCGAGACCTGCTGGGCGAACGTGTGCTTCTTTAGCGCGATCTCCTTTGCGTGCTGTTCGAGAACCGACGCCGGTAGACCCGTATCCTTTGCAAGCTCGGCCTCGGCGGCTTTCACCGAGTCTAGGAACGAAGAATACTGCGCCGGAGATGATGGCATTACTATCTGTGATGTGGCGTCTTTGAGGGTTTGCTCGGCTTTCTTGAACGCCTCCTGTTTTGCGGTATCCAGAGCCTGCTGCTTCGCCTGTTCAGCCATCTGCTGCCCAGCGGCTTTCTCAAGCGACTTTGCAAGCTGCTCTTTGTTCTTCAGCGGAGGAATGCCATGCTTCTGTTTGGCGGCGATCAGGGCGTTACCGGCAAGACCGGAGTGATCCACACCCGGCTCAAGTCCGTCCAGCATCTCAATGACCTCGGATTTCGTGAGGTTGAGCGACACACCGTGCTGCTTTGCCACGTCCTTGAGTTGGATCATCGTGAGGTTGGAGAGGTCGGTCTGAGGCGCAGCGTTCTTCGCGGCTTCCTCCAGTGCCTTGGCCTGCTTAATCATCGCCTGCTTCTCGGCAAGGAGTGTCGCCAGTTCGTCTTTGCTGCGCAGCGCAGCAATGTTGTATTGCTTTATCTTCACCTGAAGCGCCGCGCCGGAGAGGTCGGCATGTCCAATTCCCGGTTCCGCCACATCAAGCAGTTTGATGAAGTCCGACTTCGTGCGTGCCACGGCTATGCCGTTCTGCTTGGCGAGTGTCTGAAGCTGTTTCACGGTAAGCGTTGAGAAGTCCGCTATCCCGCCGCTCTCAAACGCGCCTTTGAGTTTCTTTTCCTCTTCGGCCTTCTGTTGGGCCTGCTCGTGGATCGCCTGCGGGGGCAGGATGCAGGCGCTCTGGCCGGGCGCAGCAGTCGCACCGAGATCACCGCCGCAGATCACTAGCGGCCATGCCACGACATGGGTGCACCGGCAGTGGGGGTGGTACGGTTGATTGGGAAACCGGTCAATATCGAACTGCTTCCCGTCCAGACCGCCGCAGACAGGACACATCCGCTCGTCTTCCATCGTCATCCATTCGAGCTTTTGTACTCCGACCTCTCTGTGGAACTTGATGCGACCCTGGTTGTGTGCGCGCAGGACTTCGGTGCGGGCGATCATCTCCATCCGGTACTGCGCCTTGGAAAAGACCTTGCTTCCCGCGTGCCGGAAGGACTCCTTGTCCTCGATGACCTTGCCGAGATCACGGACGATATCATCCGCGCCCTTGCCCGTGGCGATGCCGGAGAGGATTGTCCGCTTGATTCCGTCTGAGAGCTCCCGATGCACATCGCCTGCAAGCACCAGGTTGTAGTTGGCCATGAAGTCGAGCGCATCAGTATCAATGAGAGTGAACACCGACGTAGTGAGCTTATCGATCCCGTCCGGTGTGAGATCGCGGTAGAAGGGCATCTGCGCGACCACAAACTCTTCGATGCCCCGATAGACGCCGGAGCGAAATGCTGTGTTGGAAGCCTTGTGGAACATGAGAGTCTGGTCTTTCTTGAGGACCTTCATAGCGTCGCCGATCTCCGCGTCCAGCTTCTCAAGACCTTTCAAGGCTGCGAGCTTATTATCAGGCAATGAACCGATGCTCTTGTAACCGAGCAGAGCCGTGTGGACCTGCTTCTGCGCGGATCTGAGCGACTGTGTGAGTTGGTGGGCGACCTGTTCGGAGTAGAGATCGCGGGCAAGGAGGCTCTTCAGCGTGGCTTCGCGGATCGCCTGGGTCTGAGACGTCGTATCCGATGCGAGGGCGCAAATGGATGCTTGCATCGCCGTGTCCTCAGACTCTCTTGTGTTCAAAGAAACGGCAGGCCGGGGAGTCAAAAGTGGTCTCAGCCTTGGTGACGCCGCACCGGTTCTGCTCGTCACCAAAGTAGCCACAGGAGTCGCACATCTCGCCGACGTCCGCGCTGGAATACAGTCCTGCCGCCGTCTGACCGCCTGGCCGGTTCTTAGCCGGATCGAGACCGAGCATCTGCTGCGCTGTCTCGATGCCCATTATTCCTGCCACGACCATGTCAACGATGGGTTTCACCTGCTTTTCATCAAGGAGATCGACTGATTTGCCCTCGTGCAGCCGATTCGCCGTCTCGGTATCCGGGTCGAGGTCCATCTTTAGCTGCAGAGACGAGCGGCTTATGAGCTTGCGGTCGTATAACTCGATAAGAAGCTTCTTGAAGTCCACCGCGTCCGTGGGATCGAGGTCATTGAAGACGAATTGGATGCCCTTGTCCTGATGCCCGCTTATCTCCAGCCAATCGCTGAATATCCAGTCGAGGATCGTCCTTGCTGCGTGCTTGATCTCCCGAATCATGATG